CCCACACTGCGAGTAAATACGCTTTTATCGTTTCAAAAGTTGTGATAAAAATGGTGCTTATCACTGTCCATATTGCCTGGAATATCGGTTGGAAAATTGCAACGAATGCATTGAATCCGTCCACAATGCCTTGCCACACGGTTTGAATAAATGTTGAAATACCTGTAAAAATATTGGTAAAGAACGTTCCAATTGCAGAGAATACCGACATTGCAAAATCACTTATGCTTTGCCAAATGCCCATTAGGAAATTGCTGACACTTGACCAATTTTTCCATAACAATATACCAACTGCAATGAGTGCACCAATTGCAATAACAATGATCCCAATAGGGGATGTGATAAATGCCAACACTGCACCAAATGCGGCCGTTACTGGTGTTAATACCCCCATTACTGCTGCAAGAATACCACCTGCCGTACTGATTGCCGTCATCACTCCTGCAACAAAACTGATGGTTTGGAATGCGATGAATGCACCCACAACCCCTGCAACAAGTGCGATGATTGTACTAAAATTGTTACTCACAAATGTATACAATCCACTTATAACATCTAATATTGCACCCATTATGGATGTTATGGTATCTGAATTTGCACTTAAGAAATTAACGAACGTACCAATTGCATTTGTAATTGCACTTATGATGTTTGCAATGGAATCTGCAATGTCTTTTGGAAATACCATTTCAAGTACCCCACGCAATCCACCTTTTGAAAATGCATCTTTTATCTTTCCGATAAATTCAATTACTTTTGGTAATACACTGTTTAACCCGTCAATCAACGGCATTGCAATGGTTCCCCCTGCATCAAGGAAACTTCGTTTTAATTTTTCAAGTTTTGCACCTGTATTGTTTTGTAATGCATCTCCTGCTTTTTTGGTTGCACCGTCAATGGTACCCAATGCATTTGTTCCACTACTCATTGCAAGAACAACATTTTTACTCAAATCTTCCCATTGCGTACCAAAGAGGTTAACCCCTGCAATGTTTTGTTGTACTGGATCCTTCATATTTGCAAGTGCCATAATGGTTGCATTATATGCTTGTTGTGCTGAATCTCCACCCTTTGCAATTGCTTCACCCATTTTGTTTGCATCCAAACCGATCATTTGAAACCCTTGTGCCGTTGTCACACTTCCGTCTTTTGCACGTAAATTAAATTCCTTAACTGCATCCCCTACTTTATCAAGGTTAAATGCACCACTTTGTGCACCCTTGATAAGTGTATTTAACATGCCGTCTGCCGAAAAACCCATTGCCTTAAACTGTGGTGAATATTCACGCATGGTGTCCAAAAGTTCACCCGAGAAATCCCCACCCTTTTGCATTCCCACTGTGATCAAATCAAGTGCATGTTGTCCGTCAATTCCGAAGTTTTTCATCAATACAGAAGATGTACGGGTTGATTCATCTACTTCAACTCCAAATGCTTTTTTTATCGTTTCTGCACTGGTTAAAATATCTTTTGCCGTTGCATCGGAAACGTTTTGTATGTTTTGGTGAAGTTTGCCCATATCTCCTGTTACTTCATCAATGGAATCTCCCCAACCTGCCAAAAATACTTCCTTGCCAACTGCCCCAAATTTTTGTGCTTCTGCTTCTGTAATACCTAACTGTGCTTGAAGTTTTCCTACACCTGCCGATATATCATTAGCAAAACTTAAGCTTTCACCCACTGTTTTCAGTGCAACAAATGCAACGGCCAATTCTTTTACTTTGCCAATTACACTACCCCATGTTACAACGTTTTCTTCCCCTTTTTTCTTTACCTTATCTGCTGATTCTGCACCTTTATCGAGTGCTTGTTCAATGGTTGTACCTGCATTTGATGCAACCTTTTTCATATCTTCCATGGATGCCCCGGCACCCTTCATTTTTTGGATCAACTCTTGTGCCGAATTTGCCGTTAAATGGATCCCTTTTTCTGCATCCACAAATACATGTGGATTGATTTCAGAATCCATTGCACCCCCAACTGCACCAATAGATGTTTGCAAACTTGCCAATGCAGACTTTATAGGGGATAAATCTGCATCAATGCCAACACTTAATTGAAAATCATTATTTGCCATTTCACCACCCCTTTAAAATAAATCTGCACCCTTGTCATCTTCGGATTTGTTGAAACGATCATGTTGATCACAAAGCGTTGTTAATTGAAGTAGGGTTGCACCCCAAAATTCCCGTTCGGTCATGTAAAACATCACACGGCCGATGTAATACCACCCTGCCCAATCAAATCCGTTTGTGTCTTGCATTAGTCCTTTTTTTTAGCTTCTGCCAATGCCTCTTTTGCACTCTCCGGTATTTCTTCTTGTATTTCCATTTGTCCGTTTTTGCCACTTCCAAATGCACGTGTAAATGCTTCGTTGATCATACCCACTGTTTGTTGAATGGTTTGTAAATCAAAGTGTGCACCCACATATTGTTCTGTTAAATGATGCTTTTCGTTTAGTTCCTTTTCATCAATTAAACCTGCATAAATAAGGTGTCGGATGTTTTTTAAATTGATTGTTTTAAACTGCTTTTCGATGTTTTCAATTGCCCCATATCGTTCTTCAAGTTCCACCAATGAATTGAAACTATACTTAAACGAATAAGTATTACCGTCAAGAAGTGTGATATGGTCATTCCCTTTTAATTGTTTACCTTTCATTTTAACTGCCCCCTTATTGGTTAATAAATTTAACTACTTTTTCAAGAAAAGGTAAAACCCCCTACCCAAAACGTGAATAAGGGGTTATGCCCATACTTACTGTAAATCTTCAACCGTTGTTGGTTGTGCTGAATCAAGTGACATGATCGTACGCATTACACCGTCATGTGCACGTGCAATTGCAGTACCTTTCCCACTTGCAACGGCAAAATCTTTATTTACCATGGAAAATTCGATACCTTCAACGGTGCATTTGTGCAATACAACTTTAAAATCTTCTCCGTTTTTTGTGGAACGTGCAACAAGTCCGAAATATGGGAAGTTTGCATCTCCTGTTTTGTTTTGGTAGGATTGTCCGATTTTAACGGGTGTTGCATCTGTGCTCATGATATCTGCAAGTGTTCCACCTTCTAATGCTTGTAGTGTTGCAAGATCAATGAGTGCATTTTTAAAACTAAATTCAAACCCTTGCATTACTGCTTCTTGTGCAAGAATGCTATCGTCACCTTCTAATGTAAAGGATTCCGATTTAACGGATAACGTAAATTCTTGTGCACCAAATACTTGTTGAATTGCACCATACGTGTGTCCTGTGTCTGTGTCTGTGGAAAGTGGTGCGATGTGTACCGATTTTAAACCAAATACTTTTTTACCTGCCATAATAAAATACCCCCTTATAATGTTTGGATCTATATTTTACTTATTTTCACATCAAACTTAAAACGAAAAATGCTTACCATTCCACTTGATGTTTGTTTTTTATCTTCCAATTGACTTGATACATCGTTAATGGAAACATCGTATTTATCGTTTAAAGTATATAATGCGTCTTTCAAGACATCCCTGGTAATGGTGTCATATCCATTTGTAAATAAATGAATCATATGGTATGTGTCCAATCCCTGTTCTGTGTCATCATATGCCATGTGTGCTTTGGTGTTAAGTGGAATGTATAAGATGTATGGAAACACATCATTGGTTTCATCCACTTCAAAGGTATATGTCGAGCATACTCCTTTTAATAGTTCATACAATTCTTGTTCCAACGGCATCTATACAACCCCCTTTACTGCTTTTTTCACCAAATCCACAACAATGTCTTCATACATATGAAAGGACGGTGCCATATATGGATGTGGTCTTGTGCCATACTTGCGTATTGCCTTCCATACATAATACGCTTGTTCTTGTGTCATTCCTCTACGTTTCCCCCATTCAAGGATTGCATCCAAAGGGGGCGTGTGTGGTTTGCTTCCGTACTCCACTGCCTTTGCATATTCTGCTTGTGCAACAACACGGTAAATGATTTTATCCCCACTTGATTCTTCAAATACTTCAATTGAATTTGCAAGATTTGATAAATCGGATGGTGCTTGTTTCACTGCTTCTGCTTTGATCAAAATTGCACCTGTGTGTACTGCTTTATCAACTTCCCTTTTTAGGTCTTCAAAAAGCGTTTTAACATTCACCTTGCTGGTGACAGTCACCTTAATTGTCGGCACGGTGCAACCACTCCAATACTAAAGCAAAGATACGTGGATATCTTGCAACTTGATTGATTCGGTATACATTCCCTTTTGCATCTTTTAAAAAGGATCCGGGTACAACTTCCACATGTGTGTATGTACGGTGCGTTGTATGCACAATGAATCCAAAGTCCTTAAGTGCACTTGCATCCGAATACGGCATGATGTAGTCCGTTCCGATCGTTTTAATAGATGTAAATGTTTCTTGTGGTATACCCATTGCGTTCTGTGACGTTATCTTTTGCATGATTTCAACACGTTCTTTGTTCATATAAACTTCACCTTTGTGTATCTTCCCAAACCCTTTTTCATATCAAGTGGTATGTCATTAGAAAATGCCGTTGATGTACCTACACTTTCCGATACCTTCCCTGCACTGTTTGCATTGCTGGTGTCTACATTCATACGTCTACATACCAAATAATCCATACAATCGTCAATAAAGAAATCTTGTACATCAAAGATTGTTTGGTTGTTGGTGTATGAAATCAACCATGCCTTTGCCCTCTCAATTTCACGTGCAATAAGTGTATCCTTTGAAACATCACTTGAATCAATGCCAAGGGTTGTTTTAATGTCTTCTACCGTTACCATTAAACATTCCCCCTTATGCTTTTTTTCGTGGTTTCTTCTCCTGTGTAGGTTCCACCACTGGTTCTTTTTCAACCTTTTCTACCACTACAAAATCCTTGTTTGCTTTTAACACACGTTGATGTTCTGTATCGGTGATTGTAAACACAACACCGGTTACGATGTTTTTAAATTCCATTTGGTTTTATCTCCCCTTCCTTAAAAAAGGAAAGGGATCTGATAAAATCCCTTTCCGTGCTATTTATTAAAGTTTGTACGACAATACTGCAAGTGCTGACGGTTGAACAACTTTTGCACCGTAAACCATAAGACCTTTAACGGCATCCGAGAAAGATCCTTCAGGGCGGTATGCTTCAATTTTAATCAACTGTTCTGCATATGTAATAGCAGACGGATGTCCTGCAAGAATTTTGGTATTAGCGTTTGCACCTGTTACGCTTGGTACGTTGTTGGATTCAAATACGTCAAATCCAAGGATACGTCCAATTGCACCATTTTCAATTACGCCTTGACCTAGTTGCATATTGGAAACAAAACGGGAATCAGATACCAAGAAACCAAGGAAATCAGTATCAAGGATGATCCAACGGCCAACTTTCGATACGTTTGCTTTGTCCAATTTCTTTTTAAGTTCTAATACTTGTGCATATGCTTGATCTGCATTTGTAATTTGAACCGGTGTTGCATCATCACCAACAAGATTGGATGCAGATGCACCTGTGTACAATCCTGCGATGAATTTGTCTGTTACTTCGGAAAGTGCATAAG